GAGATTGCGAGGGTGTATGGGTAAGTCATTGCTGTCCTACCTGGTAACCCGTCTTCGTCGAAGGGGAAAATTAATAGTCGTCGAGATAAGAGGATCTGCTCGTTCGTCGGCCAGAAGTGACAATGCCATCCAAGCTAACCCGCTCTCCCAAAAAGACGGTTTTACATGTCGGGCACGAAAAAGCTCGGCACATTTTTTCTATACCGATGCTCTGCAAAATCGACTTGATGCCCTCCTGGTAGCAGCGGGGACAAAGATCATGCATGGGTTCGGTTCCCTGCATGGAAGGCTTTACGCGGTACACCAGCGTTCCCGGAACCAGTTCATGCAGTTGGTAACGCTCCTTCTCTTGCGCCCAGTTTTCGAGCTGCACAACCTGGGTTTCCAAATCACGTATGCGGCTAACAGCCGCCGCATAGTCCATCTGGGCGGAGAACAATTGCTGCTGCACGTCGGCAATGATGCGGTTCAATTCAACCGCCTTGGTCGATACCGCCGCATCAGTCTTGAACGCGAGCAAACCCTGCGTGATCTCGGCAGCGCCCTTGAGCGCGCTAAATGCGCCCGCGATGCTATCAATCATGGTGCTTCCCCTGTAGCTAATGACAGCGGAAAGCATACCGCGCCATGACCTCCACCCGTAAATCCTTCCTCGCCGAAATGGCCGCCCTGGCGGCCAGCATGCGCGCCCGTATCGAAGCCGAGGTCACCGGCTTCGACCCGGACCCGGCCGCCTGCGCCCAGCGTCGGCTGCAGGCCTTTGCCGACTACGACTACTTCGTCAGCACCTACTTCCCCCATTACGTGCGCAGCCCCCACAAGTCGGAGCTGCACAAGTATCTGTTCAAGCGCTTGCCCGAGATCGTGGCCAGCGACAAGAGCGAGACCGACGCCATTGCCGCCCCCCGGGGCGAGGCCAAGTCCACCCTGGTCTCCCTGCTCTTCGTCATCTGGTGCATCGTCACGGGCAGAAAGCGTTACCCGGTCATCGTCATGGACAGCATCGACCAGGCCTACCCGATGCTGGAGGCCATCAAGGCCGAGGTGGAATTCAACCCCCGGCTGGCCATGGACTTCCCCGAAGCCACCGGCCAGGGCCGGGTCTGGCAGGCGGGCACCATCGTTACCCGTAACGACGTGAAGGTGCAGGTGGCCGGCTCCGGCAAGAAGCTGCGCGGCCTGCGCCACGGCCCCTACCGGCCCGACCTGGCCGTGTTGGACGATATCGAGAACGACGAGCAGGTGCGTAACCCGGAACAGCGGGACAAGCTGCAAAGCTGGCTCACTAAAACCGTGCTGCCCCTGGGCGGCGCCGGGGCCAAGTTCGACGTGGTGTATATCGGCACCATCCTGCACTACGACTCGGTGCTGAACCGCACCCTCTCCAACAAGCTCTGGCGCTCGGCCAAGTTCAAGGCCCTCTTGAAGTGGCCCGACCGCATGGATCTGTGGGAGCGCTGGGAAGAGCAGCTGAGAAACGAAGGCGAAGAAGCCGCCGACGCCTTCTACCAGGAACACCGGGAAGCCATGGAAGCGGGCAGCGTCTGCTCCTGGGCCGCCCGCCCGCTGCTGGCCCTGATGAAGATCCGCGCCCGGGACGGCCACGACACCTTCGATTCGGAATACCAGAACGACCCGGTGGCCGGGGACAACGCCCCCTTTGCCCACGCCATCCAGTTCTGGGTGAATCGCCTGCCAAACTGGCTGTTCTATGGTGCCTGTGACCCATCGCTGGGCAAGCACGGCTCCAGCCGGGACCCCTCGGCCATTGGCGTGGGGGGCTATAACCGGGAGACCGGCATCCTGGATGTGGTGGAGGCCCAGATCAAGAAGCGCCTACCCGACAAGATCATTGAAGACGTGATCGCCATGCAGCAGGAGTACCGCTGCCTGGTGTGGGGGGTTGAGGCGGTGCAGTTCCAGGAGTTCTTGCGCACCGAGCTGGTGAAGCGCAGCGCCGCCCGGGGCGTCCCGGTACCCGCCAGGGCCATTGTTCCCCATGCGGACAAGATCCTGCGGATTGAGTCCCTGCAGCCCCACATGGTCAACGGCCTGATCCGCCTGCACCCCAGCCAGACCACCCTGGTGGACCAGCTGCGCCACTTCCCCAAGGCTGACCACGATGACGGCCCGGACATGCTGCACATGCTCTGGATGGTCGCCCAAACCGGCGCCGGGGGCCCCGGCATCATTTCACGCCGCCGCCCCCCTGGCGGCAGCAGCATTGCAACAAGGTACTGACATGGCAAAAGGCATTTGGCTCGACGAACACCGCTTCGTCAGTTTCTCCCAGGGGGGCGGCAAGCTCTCCGAGCAGATCGCCACCCGCTCCCGGAGCACCGACTTCTACAGCCTTGGGATGCTGCTCCCCAACCCGGACCCCATCCTCAAGGCCCAGGGGCAGGATCTCAAGATCTACCGGGAGCTGCGTTCGGACGCCCACGTGGGCGGCTGTGTGCGGCGCCGCAAGGGGGCCGTGAAGGCTATGGAATGGGGGGTGGATCGGGAGAAGGCCACCAGCCGGGTGGCCAAGAGCATCGAATCCATCTTTGCCGACCTGGAACTGGAGCGCATCATCGGCCAGGCCCTGGACGCCGTCCTGTACGGCTACCAGCCCATGGAAGTGATGTGGGGCAAGGTCGGCGGCCTGGTTGTGCCGGTGGATGTGGCGGCCAAGCCAGCCGAGTGGTTCGGCTACGATGACGACAACCAGCTGCGCTTCAAGACCCGGGCCAACCCGCTCAAGGGCGAGGAACTACCGCCCTGGAAGTTCCTGGTGGCGCGGCAGGAACCCACCTACGCCAACCCCTACGGCTTCGCCGACCTCTCCATGTGCTTCTGGCCCCTTACCTTCAAGAAGGGGGGCGTCAAGTTCTGGCTCAACTTCGCGGAAAAGTACGGTACGCCGTGGGCCATCGGCAAAACCCCCCGGGGCACCCCGGACCACGAGAACGACGCACTGGCCGACCAGCTCGAACAGATGGTGCAAGACGCCATTGCCGTGGTCCCCGACGATTCCTCGGTCGAGATCCTGGAGGCGGCCGGCAAGTCCGCCAGCGCCGATCTCTACCGTGAGCTGGTCATGTACTGCCGCTCCGAGGTCAGCATTGCGCTCACCGGCACAAACCAGACCGTGGAGGCCAACTCCAACAAGGCCAGCGCCTCGGCCGGGCTGGAAGTGGCCGACGACATCCGCGACGGCGACGCCAGCGTGGTGTGCGACATGCTGAACACACTGATCCGCTGGACCTGCGAACGCAACTGGAGCAGTGCCGAGCGGCCGGTATTTAGCATGTGGGACCAGGATGCCCGGGACAAGCTGCAGGCCGGTCGGGATGAATCCGTCTCCCGGGCCGGCGCCAAATTCACCAACCGTTACTGGGAACGGACCTACGGCTATCAGCCCGGGGACCTGGTGGAATCCACTCCGGCTGTTCCGCCCCCGGTAGTGCCGGGCACCGAATTCGCCGAGGCTGGCCGCACCCCCACCTGGGCTGACCAGGCCACGGCTACCATGGCCAAGGCCGCCGCACCGGCCTGGCAGGGCATCCTGGCCGCTGTCCGGACCATCGTTGACCAGGTGCTGGCCCGGGGCGGAAACCTGGAGGATCTGCGCGACGAGCTGCTTGGCGCATTTGCCGGACTGCCCGTTGATTTGCTCGCCAAGGCCATGGAACTGGGCTTTACCGCCGCCGAATTGGCAGGCGCCACCGATGTGGCGGAAGAATCTGCAGGTGAAGACTGATGCCAGCCCAGTTCACCCTGCCTCGGGGAACAGCGGAGCGGATTGCACACATGCCGTTTCCGGAGCAGATTGAATTTCTCCGTAGAAAGTATCCCCTGCCATCCGAGCGCTGGGACGACATCAAGCAAGCAGCCAACGACCGGGGCTTCATCGTCGCCGGCGCCCAGACGGCGGATCTGCTCCAGGATCTGCTCGACGCCGTCGACAAAGCCATTGACCAGGGCGGCACCCTGGAGCAGTTCCGCAAGGACTTCGACAAGACCGTGGCCCGTAACGGCTGGACGGGATGGACCGGCGAAGGCACCCAGGCCGGCCGGGACTGGCGCACCCGGGTGATCTACCAGACCAACCTCAACACCAGCTATGCGGCTGGGCGCCTGAAGCAGCTGCGGGACCCCGACCTGATCAAGCGCAAACCCTACTGGATGTACCGTCACAACGATTCGGTGCAGAACCCGCGCCCACTGCATGTGGCCTGGAACTATCGAGTACTCCCTGCGGACCATCCCTGGTTCGCCACCCATTACCCCCCAAACGGCTGGGGCTGCCAGTGCTACATCATCGCGGTGAGCCTGAAGGATGCCGAACGCTGGGGCGCCTCGATCATCACCGACCCGCCCGATGACGGCATCGACACCCGCACCGGCGCTCCCCGGGGTATCGACCGGGGCTGGGGTTACATGCCAGGCGCCAGAACTGGCGCCGAGCTGGAGGACTTCGTTGGCGAAAAGCTGATCAAGCTGAGCCCCGCCATCGCATCCGCATTGCAGGCATACGCCGGCCCACACCTGCAGGCCAAACCATGACGCCCGGCCTGATCATCGATGACAAGGACCTGCAGGAAGGCCTGGCCGAGAAACTCCGCAGGCTCGAACACCCCCGGCCCCTGTTGCTCATGATCGGCGAGTACCTGACAGAGACGACAAAGGTCCGTTTCAATACCAGCAAGGCACCGGATGGCACCCTCTGGGCTCCCAACACCCAGACCACCATGGAGCGCTACGTTGGAAGCAAGGGGGGCTACAGCAAGAAGACCGGCAAGATCACCCAGAAGGGCCAGGCGGCCGCCATGGGCAAGAAGCCCTTGATCGGGCATACCCGACAGCTCGGCAACCAGATCATCTACCAGGCCAACGACACCGTGCTCGAGATCGGCAGCAACCGCATCCAAGCGGCCGTGCAGCAGTTCGGCGCTGCCAAAGGGAGCCTGGGCGGGGGCGCCCCCTGGGGCGATATCCCGGCGCGCCCCTTCCTGGGGGTATCCGCCCAGGACCGGGCTGCCATACTCGAAATGGTGGGGGATTACCTCGAATGAGGCGGGGGACAGAAATCGCCGAGCTTGCGCTTTGGGGTATGGGTGGCTGCAACGCCATGCGGGAAAACCCAGTAACGCTTCCTTGGGGCCAGTAACGCCGCTTAGGGCGGGTTAAGGCTTGTCTTGGTCCCGCCGTTTGAGGGCTTCAATCTTTGCTGCGGTATCAGCACGATGTTGTTCTGCTCGTTGATAAGCGGCGTCGGCCTGAGCACGGTAGTGCGCCTCCTTGGCTTTAACTTCGGCCAGCTCCGCTTCCTTTTCCGCCTTGAGCCGCATCAGGCGCTCACGCTCTTCGGCAATCGGTGCGCCCCGCACCTGGCGCACCTTGTCGGCGGTCATCCCGGGTTTGACGGCGGCTTCCACCTGGTTTGCACTTGCTCTGGCTTCCCGCTGCTCCTTCGGTGTCTTCAGCCAGCCCCCGTAGGGGCCGGTCTGGTCGATCAGGATGGCGCCAGGGCATGGGACGTTTGTCTGGTAGATGAGGCCCAGCACCTTGGTGCTGCGGCACAGGTATTGGGTCGCCCAGGCGGGGCTGGTGGCCACAGCCCATAAAACAGCCACGGTGAACAGGTAACGCATGCCAATCTCCTGGCAAAAAAGCCATACGGCATTCTGCCACATCAACCCATCAGCCCACCGAACCCCTTCCTCCTGACCTCGCCTCCACCCGGGCCCCACCATTGGGGCCATGGAAACGACAAAACTCCTGCACATCTTCAAGCCCGGCCGGCATACCACCCGGTTCGGGCAGGTCATCGAATTTTCCGAGGCTGACCTGGCCGCCACGGCCCGGGCCTACGACCCAGCGCTGCACAAGGCGCCGCTGGTCATTGGCCACCCGGCCCTGGACGATCCGGCTCAGGGCTGGGCCAAGTCCCTGACCGTCCAACCCAAGGGCCTCTATGCCGAGCCCATGCAGGTGGCCACCGAATTCGGCGAGGCCGTCAATGCAGGCCGCTACGGCGCCGTTTCAGCTAAGTTCTACCGGCCTGACGAACCTTCCAACCCTGTCCCCGGCGTCTGGTACCTGCGCCACATCGGCTTTCTCGGGGCCATGCCCCCGGCGGTGAAAGGGCTGGAGGCCCCGGAGTTCGCCGAAGAGGATGGCTGCGTCTCCTTCTGCGAGCCGGTGGAGTTTTCCGGCT